TACGTCAGCATCAGAACTAAGCGTGGTCGTGCCCGCAACGGCTGAGTCCAGCAACTCGGTGATTTCAGTGTTAACCGTGGTTCCCCACGTGCCAGACAGTTCGCCCGTTACAGGGAGGGCTAGGCCCAAAAGTGATGTTGCTGCTGTTGCCATAATTTACCTCAAGTTACTATTTCCGTCCAATTTGCATCTTGCATGTCATCAATCAGTTTCCAATAAACGGCGACAACAACCCCCACATCGCCCGCTGCATAATTCCCTGTCAGAGCAAAGCTTCTTGGCCCCGTTCCTACCGTCCCAACTGAACCGGAAGCGGAGACCCCCCCAAGATCATACGACTCGGCGTCCGCAACTGTATCAATCGTGCCGGAAGCAGATACGCCAGTAATAGCGACGCTTGATGCACCTCTAGAGACCGTGCCAACTTCACCTGAAGCAGAAACCCCCAAAAGAGAGACTGCGGTGGTTTCGACAACACTTCCCACTGCGCCAGAACTTACAACCCCCGTAGCGATTGCGCCGCGAAAAACTGATCCTGTCACACCAGAAGCAAAGACCCCCGAGAGAGTGACTGCGATAGTTTCAACAACACTTCCAACTGTACCAGAAGCGGAAACTCCTGTAGCGGTTGCGCCACGGAAAACTGCACCGGTTTGACCAGAAGCGGAAACCCCCGTAAGTGCGATGCTTGTTGCGCCTCTAGAAACCGTACCAACTGCGCCCGAAGCAACAACACCGCTAAGCGTGACTGCAATGGTTTCCGCAACACTTCCAACCGCACCAGAAGCAAAGACTCCTGAGAGTACCTCATCGTGGACTTCAGCAATACCGCCTAAAACGCCGGAGGCAGAAACACCGCTGATAGCAATGCTTGTCGCACCTCTAGAAACCACACCTACAACACCGGAGGCTTCATTCCCCAAAAGAGCCGCGCCACGGAAAAGCGCACCGGTTTGACCAGAAGCGGAAACCCCCGTAAGTGCGATGCTTGTTGCCCCTCTAGAGGCTGTGCCAACTGCACCTGAAGCGGAAACCCCTGTAAGCGCTGCGCTTATGGATAACGAATTAACTGCGCCAGCGGCAGATACCCCCGTAAGCGCAAAAAACTTGTTAAATACGACTGTGCCAACACTGGCAATCGCATTATCTCCAGCAATTCCAACATTGGGCGCGCTAGTAGATTCCGTGCCAACTGCGCCAGAAGCAAGGACTCCCGAAAGGACCCTTGAGTTGACTTCAGCAACACTACCTACAGCCCCAGAAGCAGCGGTTCCTGTGAGGGCTTTTGCGCTGGTTTCAACGACATTCCCTGCCGCACCGGAAGCAGAAACACCCGAGAGGGCAACACTTGATGCCCCCCTAGAGACTGTCCCCACTGCGCCGGAAGCCGAGACCCCTGTAAGGGCCTCATCGTGAAGTTCCGCAATAATGCCTAAAGCGCCGGAAGCAAAGACCCCCGATAGGGCAATGCTTCTTGCGCCGTTAGAGACTGTGCCAACTGCACCTGAAGCGGAAACTCCCGAGAGAGCAAATGTTTCAGCTTGAACAACCGTACCTACAACACCGGAAGCGCTATTCCCGGTGAGGATAGTTTGGCCGTTACCCCAAGTGCCTAGGCCCCAAGCGCCTGTGCCCCAGCCAGCCATGACCTACCTTTAGGTCGTAGCCAAGCGCAGCAGTGCGGTGGTCGTCGTGTTAGAAGGCATTGTTAGCGTGAACGTACCGGCAGTAATTGTCTGCGAGCCGAACGTATGCACAGAAATAGCCTTGTTGTTCTGCGTAGAGTTGTACAACAACACCGTGTCAAACGCAGTAGACAAAGTTACGGTTGTGTACGTAATCGAAGCCGACGGCGTAAAAAATCCTACGCCCGCAGTAGCCGAGCTGTTTGTAGACGTGGGGGCTGTTGCTGCCGTTACCGCTACCCCGCCAGCGGTGTAATTGGTCCCGGTTACTTCGCCAGTAGCTGTGTATGCCGTGGTAGCGGCATTGATGGTTGCCGAAACAAGGTACAGGGCCGCTTTAAGAGTGTCGGGGGTGGGGGAGGTCAAGCTACCGCGAGACACAATGGTGGAAGTGCCAAGTTGGTGTTGGCCAAGCATCAGTTCGCCGAGGAACGAGGTGCACATTGATTGAGTGTTTGCCATGATATTTCCTTAAAAAGTAGCGGCTTCAGCGCCCGCGAAATTGGGCACTTTCTTCAGGGTTACGTGCGCAGACCGGTGGACCAGCTCGCCATCCAGCCAATATTCTACCCACGTAGTCAACTCGTTTTCGTCATCCACGGTGCCAGAACGGTGTTCCAACAAGGAATCGTCCATCTCACCTTTGGTCGTATTAACAATCAATTTGAACTCCTAATAAGTGCAGTGGTTGCTGTGTTAGCGGGCATGGTGATCGTGAAGGTCGTAGTCGAGGTTTTTTCCGCCCCAAAGTCAATTACCGCAATCGACTTATTACCTTGGGTAACATTATAGATCAAAGCACATCGGGCCGTCAAAGCTGCTGTCCAAGATGTGTTCGCCCAGTTCACATAGGCCGTGTAGCCCGAAGAACTGATAGCCACCCCAGTCAGCGTATTGCCGCCTGCTGTATAGCCAGACGCTACAACTTCATTGAGAGTGGTATATACCGTGGTGTCCTCGTTTAAGCTAGCATTGCCGGTATACAGAGCGATTTTAAGTACATCCGTGGACAGGTTGTGAACAGCCTGATACAACTCCTTTTTGAAGCTGGTGGTTTGCGTCTGAATGATGCTCATGTAACCGCCTGCCTATATTGCCCGCTGCGGTACGCATCTTGGCGCTCTAAGCCATCACCCAAACGCTTAGCCAGTGCAAGGGCTTCTTTGTACTTGCCCTCATACAACCCAATCATGTCGGCCTCACCCTTCATAAAGGTGTATGCCTCTATCAACGACCCATACAGCAACACGGTGTCAAAGTTGTCCCCCAGCCACGTTGTAACCGCAGTGGTGATGGATTCAGGGTAATAGTAGTAGTGCAGTTCAGCAGAGTAAATTGCGTCGGGTGTTGGGCCAAGTATGAACGACAACTCGTTAGTGATTGTTGAACCCGTAACTGTTGGGCCAAACAAGGCGTAGTACTTAGGTGTTCCGGTGTCAGTCGGCGTAGGGTATGCCTCGCGCATGAAGTTCACATCCTTGTTGAGTAGGAATGTGTACGGGCCGGAACCAGAAAAGATAGCCAAGGAGTACGAAGACAGGAAGTCCTCGGGGCAGGACAAGTACTTATTGTTGGGTGTAACGGTTCCCGTTACGTTTTTACGCAAAAAGGGGAACTGTACTGTGTTGTAGATGCGCTGCTCTGCCTGCTGGATGAAACGGTTAATCTGAGCAGTGGACGATGATGTAGACCCATCCGCGAGCGTGATCGCCGGAAAGTTGTTTTCCGTGTAGGTCTGTATCGCCGCCGAAAGCTCAGAGTAGTTCATGCCATCGGGCCCCTAGCCATCAAGCCTTTGGTAGCGCAGCCAGTGCCGCGAACCTTGATACCAGTTGTCTTGGTAGGCTCATCACCAGCAGACTTGCTGTACGCACCAATGGCAACATCAAGCGTATCAAGCTTGCTCTGGTTAGGGCCGCTTGGAGAACCCTTCATAGCCTTGCCATCCATCGTGTGGGGAGGTGCGTAGACGCTGGCGGGGCCAACTTCCTTGCCGCCTTTTTTCATGCTGTATGCCATTACTTGCTCCCTTGGTTTTTAGCGCGGGACATGTTGCGACCATCACGCATTCGGTCTTCAGACGTAGGGCCACCGGCCTTCATCTTTTTAGCATGCATGCGCGACTCATGGCCCTTGACCATTTTGCTGGCCTCAGTATCAGCGATACGTTTGACTGTCTTCTTGTCCATCATAAACTCCTATGAAACCGTTACTGTAACTGTGCCAACACTCGTGGTTCCGACCAAGTAGTTGGGTGTTAAACCTGCATCAACACTACCACCCCCACCAATCGGAGCCCAACCCCACTGAATGTCCCTAGAACCACCAGCAGGGTAACCATTTATATCCGTTCCTGACATCACATAAGACACATCAGGACGGGGCTCGCGCACTGCTTGCGGGTCATTGACCGGATACAAACCTAATGATAGCTGAGGTTGGTCCGGGTCCCAGCAGGTAGGGCAGACTTTAATCTGGAAAAGCTTTGTCTTAATGACCTCTTTCTTGAGCTCACTAAGTTTGTATCGTTGCCCGCATCGGTCGCATTCCGCAATCGAGTACTTGCCAGAAGCGTATTTAGTAGCCACGCTTCACCTCAATAGAAGAGCACTCTTGGAACAAACCGGTCCGAGGCTTTCTCTCGGTCTTCTTGGGCGGCTAGTAGCCACTGCTGCTCGTACTCATCTTTCAAGAAACTTACCCGCATAGGGTCAGCATCAGGTCGCTTAGCCGCGATGTAGAACGCCAAGCCCGCAACCATGCAGGGAATAAACCGAAAGGGGATGTCTTCGACGTTCACGCCATTCCCAGCGTCCTGCAGCCGACGTAGCCGCCAGTACACAAAGGTGTAGTCACCACCAGCATCAGGGGTAGGCCAGACGTTGATACAAGGCAAGTTCTGGACGTAGATAGCCGTTGCAGCCGTGTGTGCCGCTGCTGTAGTACTGTTCTGCCCACGCAGGCAGTTGATAAGGCTATTGCCACTGACGTTGGTATACCCGATGGTTTCCGAATCAATCTTGATAAATCCAGTAGTAGTAAGCCCATACGTATCACTGAGAGCTATGGTTGTATCTGTACTGGTGATGGTAGAGCTAAGGGTCACAGACGTAGCATTGGTCTGCGCTGTCTGGCGGTTGATCCACACCTGAATAGGCCGTCCGTTGGTCAGCTTGTTCGGAATGGTGGAATAGGTAGACTCAGAGATGCGGCTGATGTTGATGTCCGACTGCGTGCTCGCAGTGCCGTTGTTCTGGCGAATAACGTGGTCTAGCAGGTCGATCGTGTCTGCTGGTAAGGGGTAGATAGCCTGACCCGTAACCATGGCAATAGCGCCCTCTTGAACAGTCCACAGGTTGATGCCCCGGTTGGCCCACTCAATCGTCATCAGATTCAAAGACCTACGTGCTGTACGGAACTCATAGCCCGTACGTACCTCAATACCAGCCCGCTCATAAGCCTCCTCAATCAGGTCATTGAGGTCTAGGTTAAAAGTAGTAGTGCCGCTGGTGTAGGCCATTATCTAAATCCCGCTGTCTTCTTTGCAATGGTTTTGGGTTGGGCCACGAACTGTTTACCTGCTGCTTTACCGGCGCGTTTTGCTTTGGTGGTTGCGGCGTACTCGGCGGAGGACAAGGACTTTATAGCAGCTTCAGGGAGGTATCGCTCACCTGTCTTCGACGACGGCTTCCCCGACTTGGTGCGCCATTTCTGGTCGCCCCAGTTTTTTAGGGACTGCTGCGGTGCTTTCAATCCTTGTACCCCCCGCCTGCTTTTTTGTAACGCTGTGCCACCATCTGTGCTTTACGGGCCGACCACTGTCCTGCGCCAGTGCCTGCTGTGGCCTCTGCCTTCACGGCGTTGAAGATGCGCTTACGTAGCCCAGGTTTAGTGTAGTTGCCTGCGGCGTTGACCGTGGACTTTGCCACACCGCCTTCTTTCATGTAGCCCATCTTGTTGCGCACTTCTGTAGGCAATTTTGACAGGCCTGCATTATCTTCTGGCACTTCTTTTAATTGCCCACCTTTAGCATACATAGCTACATCGTTCGGTTTGTCTTTACGAACGATCGTCTTTGCCTTCGGCATCTTCGAAGGATTGATGTCACCCATGCCGCGTGAAGCTCTCATTTAGCACATCTTCCCACGGGTCTTACCCTTGGTTGCAATGCCGTCCGCGCGGCTGGAAGCAGAGACTTTACCGCCTTTAGCCATACGGGATTCCCGGCGATCTTGTGCTTCCATCTCTCTATCCGCAGACTGCAACGCATTACGAGCACCACGATACTTATCTGCAGCAGACATAATGTCGTCAACAGGCCCTTTAAACGTACCTTCAGGCATCGCTAATGCCGCCGATGGGCCGGACCCTGGAATCGACGCTACAGCCAACGGCCCCATTAAGCCCTTAGCACCTTTTAAGCCTTGGTCTAAGGCTGCTTTTTTCTCCGCTACCATTCGATTAGTAAAGCCTCTTTCCCGAACACTTTCACGGGGGTCAGGCATCTGCGATATTTTGCGATCACGAGTCGTATACGCTGTTGGTTCCGGTTTATCTGGGCCAATTCTGGAAGCCTTTTTGTATGCTTCGTTAGCTAGTTTACGGACTTTTTCATCCATTACTTCGCCATAGTTAGAGGGTTTTTTTTCACCATCAGCCATGATTAGCTCCTTAGCAGGCCATGCCGCCCTTGTTCATCTTGACTTGCATAGCCTTGGTCTTACCTTTTTTGGTAATGCCGTCAGCGCTCTTGTGACCGCCAGCCAAGCCGCCAGTAGCCATCTTAGCCATACCACCTTTTTTCATCATGCCCATAGGGGCAGCGGGGGCCGCTGCAGCACGGGGGGCTGCAGGTGATTTTTTCTTCGCCATCATAGCCATCATCTTAGGGTCCATCTTTGTAGCCATATCATTACCTCTTAAAAATTTGCCTTGTGGGCATGGTTGGAACTAGGTTGCGTCATTTTCCCGCTTGAATAAGCTGGTCAATTTTTGCTTCAAGCTTGTTAAAGCGTTGGTCAATGTGGTCAGTAATGCGCTGAATTTCTGATTGAGTAACGTAATCACGGGCAATTTCCTCGCGGGTTTTGTTGAGCAACAGGTTAAGCCGGGTCAATTCAGCAAACTTCTCTTTGAGTAAGAAGCCAATGACTGTCAAAGCCATTGTAAGACCCAAAGACCAAATTGTGTTTAGATTGTCCATTTAGCACTTCCATCTCGCCAAAGCAGCCGCCTTGCGGGTGGGCTTGCCCTTTTCGTCTTTCATTGGCCCCGGCATACCACTCATGCGGGCGCAGAATGACTTCTTGCGTGGGCCACCTTCGGGCTGTGGAGCTTTTAAGTTACTACCTGTAGCGGCGTTGTACTTGGCACGGCCTTTAGCCGTCAACCCAGCCCCCTTGGAGACAGGCAGCTTCTCGCCTCTTCCAACTGATAGAACAGGGCCTTTTTTCTTAGCCATAGCAGACTGTAACTGCGATTGGAACCACTGCGGTTGCGGTATACCAAACACCATCTGGGAACAAAATACCTTCACCCGGCAAAATCACATTGGTCATGTTTGAGTTTGATGAAGTATCCAACTCCAACAAAACATTACCACCCGAAGCATCTAAAAACTTTGCAGCGCCCGCCCCTGTGCCGCCCGTAATGATGACGGATTTAATGCGTGTGCGCCCTGCGATCAGTGCTTGGTTTGTCTGCGCCCCACCCGTTCGCACGGATTTAACGTCTGTCTGCATCATAATCAATCTCCTGTAAGACGGGGGCCGAAGCCCCCGAGACTAATTACTGCTGGCTGGCAGAGGGGAACTGCGCGCCGTTGGAGTTAGCGACCACGTACATGATGGTGTACTGCACAGTACCAGCGGTCACTGCTGCAACCGTAGGGGTCATGGTAGCCACAATCTTCACGTCGGTCGAACCGATGCCAACACCGTTGGGAGAGTCCGTGGATGCTGCACCGCACCATGCGCCCAATTTAGCGGCTGCATTGCTGACGGCTGCACGCCCAGCGGAGGTCACGTCGGTAGCGGCCCAATACAAGGCGGCGGTAGTGCCATCACCAATCGACACGTTGGCGGCGGTAGAGCCCGTGAATGCGACAGTGGTGTCAATCAGGATGTCAACGATCTGAGCGCCAGCAGGAAGAACACAGATAGTGTCGGTGGTTGCGGAAGCAGCCTGCCCGGTGTAGTTCTTCTTGAAGGTCTGAGAAACGACGGTAGCGCCGAGGTTCTCAATAGTGCCTACAGTGGTGCCGGTGGTGTTTTTAACAGTGCCAAGCAGCCAAGGGCCGAGGTGAGTAGCGAATCCCATGATGAGTCCTTACATACAAGTTAGGTACACTGATCGGTATGTCGTCTGCCGGGACAGTTCAGCGCACCGGAAAGCCCGGATAACTGCAATATACACCATTTTTATGATGCGTCAAGACCATGCCTCACATAGACCCAAAAGTTAGTAAAGCCAAGCATAAGGAGTGGTCGGCCAAACACTACCAAAAAAACAAAGACGAGGTAAAGGTCAGGT